TACTTAAAAATATTTCCTTTCAAGTACCCTCTATACTCATCAGATTCCATGCTGTCCCTTATCAAATCAATAGTTTCTACTGTGTTACTGTTGTAATGAGCAGGGTTGTTGACTTGTTCCCATTCATCGTCACTCATAATTAACTCCTCTACATGGTCATCTTGATTGTACATCTCCATTCCTAGTTCTTAATATTTTTTGGTTTAAAGACAACAACATTTTCTCCGTAGTTAACATACTCATTTTCTGCTGCTTTTATTCCCCGTGTATAAACTACATCAGGATCTTCTTCTAGTATACTCATCACCCCTTGTGCTATTATATTTGCAGTAGAGGCTTCTTCATCTTGTGTGGAATCTAAAACCCTAATGGTAAATTCTCCTTCATCCCCATTATCAGAAATAATAATTAAGACATTATCTTTTCTTATTAAAGAAAATAAGTCAAAGACATTATTTAATTCTAAGAGGGCTTCTGCTTTACTGTCTATGTCTTTATGTTGCATGGTGTTTCCTTTTTAATGAAGTCTAAAAAGTAAGCGGCGTCTACTATTATAAGTGGCTTCTCTCTGTTCATCTTTATAACTAGTATTGGTTCTCCTTTGCCTTCATGCTTGGTCGCCTGTTGATAAGAATCATATATCCCTTTGTAACTTTCCCTTGCTTTGCATTCTATCTTCACTGGTATTTGTTTAGAGGCTAACGGAGACAGCTTAACATCTGCACCTGTCTCTCCCATAATAGCCCCTCTTATATCACCTTCTTCTAAGGAAGGGAACCTAAGATACAATTGATCTCTGACCCAATCCTGTAGTCTCCTTCCTTTAGCCTTCCTAGATGCTACAGAGATAGTCATCTATTAAGTCCAGAAGTTATGTTTATTATAGTGCTTGTCATGCAGCTTTGCTAACTCTCTAATGAATGTCTTCCTAATTTTTTTAGTAGAAAATTCAGCTAGTGCTCCTTCAACTACTATGCAATCTCTTGGAGAGTACACAACAATCTCACTTCTGTTTAGCTCATCTTCTATTTTCTTGAAGTCTTCTTTCATCTTTTCTAGACCTACTTTCTCCGTATCTTCCTGGTAAAAGTCCTCTTCATTAATGGATGCGAGGTATCTTTTGTATCTAACTAGCAGATGATTAGGCTGTACCAAATTAGATGTAGGAAGCTTGCTTGGTACAAACTGAACGTACTTTACCAGATGATTTAACATGATGTCCTCTTCTGTTATAACTGATTGAGTTAGTAAAGTCATTCTAAATCTTCTCTATCTTCCAGTACCTCTTCCATTCTTCCGCTATCAGGATTGTAATACAATCGACATGCTGGTCCTGTTAATCCAGAGAATCTGTTCTTGATCACCCGTACTGTTGTGATGTTTCTTTCCCGTTCATCTTCATGTTGACCATTACGTTCCAAGCCAAAGACAATATCACTTAACTGTCCTATGGATGCAGATCCTCTAAGCTGACTAAGAGAAGTAACAGCGCCTTCTTCATGTCCTGATCCTGATGGTCTGCGTAGATGGCTAACCAAGAATAGAACGATGTCTAGCTCCTGAACCAGAGTACGCAGCTTAGTCATGATTTCATCCAAGGCTCTACGTTCATCGGAGTTTCCTTGATCAGACACAATGATTGATACATGATCCAAGCAAATGAACTTACAGTTAAGAGCCTTAGAAAAGTATCTCACACTACTAACTATCTTATCAATATCATTTGAACCAAAGTGATCGAAAAAGTAAAGCCTTCCAGTACCTAATGTCTTATCAAAATAATTTCTAAATTCTTCTTTAGGTGTGGTTTTGTATACATCAGGTAGATGGAGAGGCTTATTCGCTTCTAATGACATCATAGCTAGTCCGGTACGCCTAACCGATTCCTCCATGAACATCATACCTATACTTTCTTCTGTATTCTTTAACACATGATAGGTAAGTTCTCGCATGAATTGAGACTTGCCTAGACCTGACCCAGCAGTAACAGTGATAAGCTCTCCTGTCCTTATACCATAAGTAAGTTTCTGTATTCCAAGGAAAGGATAGTTTATGATAGCTTCCGACTTATCTTCTTGGACAATCTCCCACATGTCCTTACCTGCTATGATACCATCAGGTGTAAAGCTTTCTGCTGCCCACCAGTCTTCCAAGAAGAACTTCTCACGATTGTTAACAAGATACTCATTTGCATCCTTGTGATGCTGTAGCTTTACTATCTTGGCTTTAGGACTTAATAGTTCCGCAACCTTAAGCGCAGCAGAAGTACCAGGAGCATCATTATCAAAACATATTACGATGCTATCAAAAGACATAAGCCATTCGTAACTTTCCTTTGCATCCTTGACTGCACTCTCCGCTCCGTTCTTTATGGATACACAGGGCCACTTTGATCCAAGAAGTTGATAGGCACTAAGAGCATCTATCTCTCCTTCACATAGGGTAACAAACTTTCCCCCTCTGTTGAATGCTTGTTGCCCAAATAATTCAGAGCCAACAATACTCCCTTCTGAATAGAAAGTTTTAGAAGAAACATTTCTTATCTTATGAGCAACCACTGTCCCTTCTGAATTATAGTAAGGGTAATAATGCTTATCATCATCTTGCCTAACATTATATTTTTTGCAGGTATTTTCTAAGATACCCCTTGAAGGCATGGCAGAAATAAGTCCTTGGTTTAGTACCACCTTGGAAACTTTACCAGTGATAGTTTGATTTTGTTTTCCTTTCTTTGCATGAACATGGTGCTTACAATCTGGAGTGAAGCAATGTTCCCCTCCATCAGGGAAGATTACTAAGTTGTCCTTACTATCGCATTCGGGACAAGCTGTTCGTTGTGTTGACAAAAGCATCTCCTTACATATAAGTGTTAGTTACTTCAGGTACATTAGGTTCTCTTACAACCTTAGTTAAGTATCTTAGGCTGTCTTTATATTTAAATATTCTTAAGTCTTTCCAACACTCTTCCTTGAAGGGACAGTACACACAGTTTCTATTGAGCCGCATGTTACCAGACTTACCATCTGCTACTGATGAGTAGCACAAGGGAGGTGGCTTAACATCATCAACAGCTTTTCTTATCTGATCAATTCTTATGTTAGCATTTATAATACCAAAGTCATCTATCTCTAACAGAGTTAGTTCACCAGTGACCTTGTTGATAGCTAAGAAGTATCCACTATTTTTTCCTTCCGCCATGGCATAGCCGCTTATCTGTCCTATGTATCCGAAAGGATCATCGTTCTCTAGCGTACCTAATTTAAATTTACGAAAGGCGAAATCGCTAGCAGACTTTACATCCACTATCTCCCCATCTATCTTACAATCAATGTGTCCCTTCACTCCGTTAAGGGTAACCTCTTTTTGTTCATCCGTTACAGAGTGACCAGCCTCTTTGGTTAGAAAGATAAGAAGCTCTTCTAGTATGCTGCCATATATGAATTTAATTAACATAGATCCTTTAGGCGGTGTATCTTGCTTGGGACGATTAAACTCCATCCATAAACGACGAAGAGGTTTTCCTATAGAAGACATTCTTAATGCTGGCTTGGCTGTATAATCCCTTTTATTTTCGAGATGATCCCTTAAAGATTTGTCTATCCCCTCCAATAAAGAAGACATGTTATCATCAGATATTTTATGCTTGCTTTCTAAGGTAGCATAAATATCTTCCACTAAAGTTTCAATTTTCATTCCTATCTCCTTTAGTTGTATAGCTGCCCCGCAGCAAAGCTGCCCTCGCCCGCTATACTTCTTGACAATACAGATACATACTCATCTATGCCAAGCCCATTACAACACAATTAAACTAGATTAAAAGGGCGCTGTTTCCTCATCGAAGTCATCATCACCACCGGAGTATTCGATGAGGGTAAGAACCTGGACCTTGTTAAGATACAGTGAAGTACCATACTGCTCGACCATAGGGTGGTCTGCATTAGGCACAACCCTGACACGTACATCAGACCCATTACCAATCAGTGTAGTTCGAACATCGATAGGAGCCTTGTCAGCGTCCATCGCTGTTACCTCGAACTTAGACTTGGGTGTAACAAACTCACCCCTGTCATCCTGCTTATCCTTGAGCTTAACACCCTTATCCAAGAGAGCCTTCTTGGACTGTTGTGATAGGTTACCAACATCAAGCTGATACTTATCACTATACTCATCAGGAACCTTAAGCTTAGTCCAATAAGCCTTACCTTGAATTATGAAACTGTCTGTCTTTGTTTTTGCTACCATGGTTAATCCCCTTGTTTGATTGAATGGTGTATAGTATCACATATTTTGCATGTTGTCAATAGAAATCTTTCTAGCTTTCGATACTGGTATGCTATAAAATAATTCCCCCCTTGGTACGAACCTATTTGAAACTTCCACAACTTCCGATTCAGAAACGGTCTGACCGGATACTTCCCAGGCTTCCTTACATATACTATTTAATATATAGAAGGTTAGATTATCTGCTCCTTTTCGCTCAAGTAATTTCTTTTTCCTATACGCTATGCGTACATCCCTCCATGAGGAGGGCCAATCTTCTTTCCAAGAGTATTTAATTTCAACTTCCCATCCTTGCCCGTCCTTTCCTTCGATGTCACAAGCATACTTTTCTTTATCATCCAAGAGAGCGTGACCTTCTCTCTGTAAGTAAGACCTAATTAAATCCTTGGCCTTG